CCACCCCTGCGCATGGCGGTGCTGCGCCTTTTCGATCGTCCAATCGTAGAGATTGCGTAGCCACCGCATGCCGAGACCCCGTGAACCCTGTACTTTCTGGCGTTTAGCAGGGTGATGGGCCAAGGCCAGTCAAAAGATAAAATAACCTATTTGGCACTTTTATATTGACATCGTCACACTATTTGGTTAGAGAAGGGCGATTATGTAGTTTACAAACCCACCCCTTCCCGCTATAATGATTGGGTAAGGAGCAACAAACCATGTCGGTACTTTCTTCCCCTCACTTTCACGACGAAGCCAAGGCTTTCGAGTATCTTGAAAGCGTGGTCTGGGCGAAGGGAGTTGTCTGCCCCCATTGCGGTGTGATCGACGGTCGCGTGTACGATCTGGCGGGCGTCCGCACGAAGCCCTCTGCCAAGCATCCCAAGGGCAAGGTTCGCCACGGCCTCAAGAAGTGTGGCGAGTGCCGCAAGCAGTTCACCGTCAAGGTGGGCACTGTGTTCGAACATGCCCGTATGCCGCTGCACAAGATGCTTCAGGCGGTCCACCTGATCGTTTCCAGCAAGAAGGGCATCAGCGCCCACCAGCTAGGCCGCATCCTTGAGGTGCAGTACAAGACTGCATGGTTCCTTGCTCACCGCATACGTGAAGCCATGCGCTCCGGCGACCTTGCACAGCCCTTCGGCGGCAACGGTGGCGCGGTTGAGGTTGACGAAACCTACATTGGCTTCAAGCGCGATGTGCCGACCCGTCGCGGCACTGCTCACAAGCATGGCGTTGTCGCTCTGGTGGATCGTGAGAGCGGCACCAGCAAGTGGTTCAAGATCGACAGCAGCACCGCCGATCAGATCCACCCCATCGTTCTAAACAACATCGCCCGCGAAGCGCGCCTCATGACGGACGAAGCCAAGATGTACCGCAAGATTGGCCGCGAGTTCGCCGAGCATGGCACCACTACCCATGCCCGCATGGAATACGTGAACCCCGAGGACCGCACGATCCACACCAACACCGTTGAAGGCGCGTTCTCGATCTTCAAGCGCGGTATGCGCGGCGTGTATCAGCATTGCGCGGAACACCATCTGCACCGTTATCTGGCGGAATTCGAGTTCCGCTATAACACCCGTCAGGCAAACGGCATTGACGACCGTGGCCGCGCTGTCCGTGCGGTGGAAGGCATCGTTGGCAAGCGACTCACTTACGGGCGAGTTGACTAAACCTGTGGAAGACTGTCGCAAGACTAAACGGAAGACTGGAGCGCGACAGAGGCGATTTCACAGATGGAAGACGACTCGCAAGAGTAAAGCCTAAGGGCGCATTGCAGACACGGAAGTGGGGAAATGCGTGAGCGCGACTTGACGCAACAAAAGAACCATGGCCTAACGCATGAAACCCCCGAGCCCCATGGTGGGATTCGAGGGTTCCATATGGTTCCGGTCAATTCTTGGCGGAAGCGCCGGACCAGCGTTGATTTACGAGGTTTTTCATGCCTGATGCACTTGACTCTGTCAAGGCGCTAGCCGTCGAGTATCGCCGCTCATCTCACGCCATAGAGGTCGATGACCCCGAGCGCGCAAAGCGCCAGGAAGAACGCGCAAAGCAGCTTGAGTCCGTTGCATCGGAACTTGAAGCAGCCCGCAAACGGCTACGCCCCATCTCCAATGATTTCGGCGACCTGTCGGATTTGCCGGAAGAGGTGATCTCGCAACTCAACCTTTCCAAGATTGATGAACTAGAGCAGCAAATGCGCGACATTGTTGCGGCTGCTGGCGGTTCAGAGATCGGCATCGATCAAATCATCATTGAACTGTATCGCCGTCACAAGGTTGTACAGGAACGGCGCTTCATAATGAACAAGCTCTACCGCATGGGCACAAAGGGTCTGATACAGAGCGTTGAAGGCAAGAAGGGTGTCTACTTGCTCCCTGACACCACACCTAAGACCTTCACCGACTGGGCGTCCCCTGATCTTGATGAGGAGATTCCCTTCTGATGTGCGAACGCCCCGCCCTAACGGGCGAGGCGTCCCGAGGCGTGGGGCTGGCTTGGTGCGGGGCAGCGACTTCCCATCTCCGACCCCGAGGGTTCAATTCCCTCCAGCTCCACCGTCTCAAACTCTATATAGATTGACCAACGCTTAGCCGCAACGACCTTAAGGAATGCTGATTATGGCAGACGACAAAAGCCAGATCGACAAATTCAAAGATGCTGCGCGCGACCTTGAGTGCGACGACGACGAACAGCACTTCAAAGAACGACTTAGCAAACTGGTGAAATCTGGCGCTCAGAAAAATACTGACACCGAGAAAGGCGGCAAGATATAGGATTGCTTGGATCGGACGCCCTCCGTTTCACGGATGGCATCCCCCGATTGATAGTCCCGAAAATGAAGAAAGCCCGGCGCGCCAACGCCGGGCCTTCGGATCGGGGCGAGTTTCGCGTGTTTCCATTGACCAGAGCGCGAAACCGGGTGTTCCCCTCGTTGCGGGCGTAGTCCCACAACAGGAGTCGCTCGTCAAGACTGGTCGTACATGTGAGGTGTAATATGACTACACGACCAGCGAAGCGCGTGCGCGCTAAGCTTGATGATGAGACTATCCGTGAAATCCAGCGCAGGCTCGCCCTTGGTGAGATGCAACACGATATCGCGGCTGATCTCGGTATCAATCAGGGTCGCGTTTCCGAGGTGAATACCGGGAAGCGTCGCTCCGCGAACGACAACCAGTTGGGCTTGATCTAACGCGCGTCGGGCCGCCGATCCTTCGGGGTCGGCGGCTTCACTCAGATCCACCCAACAAATAACCTATTTGGTGAAAAACAGCTTTCCTACAGCGTCACGTTAGATGTAGAGGAATCCTCATGATGGCCGAATCGGGTCGCGACGAAGCGCCCTGATTTTTCTGTCATCTGAGCATTATGTTGTTGCACGACCGCGATAAATTCGTCGGGTTTGTAAACTACAGAATCGCCTAGAGAAGCGGAACATCGCGATAGAGCGAGTCGCCGCCCCCCCCGCCGACGCTTCTCGCGGATCATCCACCGATATGCGGGCCACTGGTCCGCCCGAACCACCTATAGTGACGGGAGCCGGTCATGACCGATGCTCGGCCAACAAAACGCGTGCGCCGTCTGCGCAACTGGCGTGAACGCTTTCTGGAACAGCTGGCGCAAAGCTCGAATGTTACCGCGGCCGCAAAGGCGGGGCGGATCGACGTCAGCACAGCCTATAAAACCCGCCGCAAGGAACCCGCATTTGCCGCCGCATGGCAGCAAGCGCTTTGCGAAGGGTATGAAGCACTCGAACTCGCCCTGCTTTGCCGTTTGCGCGAGGGTGAACCGGCAAACGCCGCGAGCGACCGCAAATACGACAATGCCCAATCCATACGCCTGCTTCTTTCGCACCGCGACGCATTCGGCCGCGGCAAGGCGCAGGAAAGCGCCGAGGACGAACAGGCCGTTATCGACCGCATCAACAGCAAGCTCGACGTCATGCGCGAGCGGATGAAGCGGGCCGAAAAGGCCAGGCAGGCCATGAACGGCGACAGCGACGCTTGAATGGATCAACACCATGGATGAGCCGAACCGCCTCGCCTGGCTGACCGACATGCCCCATGCGAGGCGCTTGCCCATATTGAACCGGCTGCAACCCGCTGAACGACAGGAATTGCGTTATTATTGGGAGCTTTGGGCGCGCGACGAACAATTGCCGCCGGACAGCGACTGGTCGGTATGGCTGATCTGCGCGGGACGCGGTTTCGGCAAGACGCGTGCCGGAGCGGAATGGGTGCGGTGCATCGCGCGCCAACATCCCGATGCCCGAATTGCATTGATCGGAGCCTCGCTTGCCGAAGCCCGGGCGGTGATGGTGGAAGGCGAAAGCGGGCTATTGGCCGTGTCGCCCCATTTTCGCCGCCCGGTGTTCGAACCCTCGCTTCGGCGCATCGTCTGGCCCAATGGCGCGCAGGCTTTCCTCTATTCGGCAGCAGAGCCGGAAAGCCTGCGCGGGCCGCAGCACAGCCATGCGTGGTGCGACGAGATTGCCAAATGGGACAATGCCGGATCGCGCGCAACGCAGGCGTGGGACAATCTGATGATGGGCCTGCGCCTGGGCGAAGAGCCGCGCGTGGTCGCGACCACCACCCCTCGTCCCGTGCCCCTGATGATGCGATTGCTTGCCGGAGAGGCGAGTGGCGATACCGTCGTCAGCCGCGGCACCAGCTATGACAATGCAGATAATCTGCCGGCCCGTTTCCTGAGGGAAATGCGCCGCACTTTCGGCCAGACGGCGCTGGGCAGACAAGAGCTTGAAGGCGCGATGCTGAGCGAGGCGGAAGGCTCGCTCTGGAAGCGTTCCGCCATCGAATCCCTGCGCGAAAAGCCGCAGACCGCCGTAATGACGCGGGTTGTCATCGGCGTCGATCCGCCCGCTGGCGCGAATGGCGATGCATGCGGAATTATCGTCGTCGGCCTTGGCGGCGACGGGATTGCCCGCGTGCTCGACGACCGTTCGGTCACCCAGCCCAGCCCCGAACAATGGGCACGGGCGGTGGCGGCCGCACATGAACAATGGAGCGCCGACAGGATCGTGGCCGAAGCCAATCAGGGCGGCGCGATGGTGGAAAGCGTGCTGCGCGCGGCCGATGTGGCCCTGCCTGTCAGGCTGGTGCACGCCAGCCGCGGCAAGGTGGCCCGGGCCGAGCCCGTCGCGGCGCTCTATGAGGTGGGGAGGGTGCGGCACGCAGGCACCTTCCCCAAGCTGGAAGACGAAATGTGCGGATTATGCGCGGGCGGCACCTATCAGGGGCCGGGCCGCTCGCCCGACCGTGCCGATGCGCTGGTCTGGGCACTCAGCGAATTGATGCTGGGCGGCAAGGGCCGTCCGCGCATCTGGATGCAGTAAGCAAAAGCAGGAGCCTTTCATGTCCTTTCTCGATGCGCTGGGCGCTGCCTTCAAGGGCAGCGCCCCTGCGGAGCGTCCGCAACTGGCACGCGCTTTCGCCTCGCCCTGGCTGTTCAACGATTACGGGGAAGGCGCCCTTCCCTATGAATATCGCGGTGCGGTGCGGCGCGCCTTTCTGGAAAATCCCGTCGCGCAGCGGGCCGTGCGCATGGTGGCCGAAGGGGTCGCCAGCACGCCGCTGACCTCTTCCGACGACAATCTGCGCAAGCTGGTCACCGCGACCAGCGCGGGCCAGTCGCTGCTGGAAACGCTGGCGGCACAAGTGCTGTTGCATGGCAATGGCTATGTGCAGATCATCAAGGACGGTGCCGGCGATCCGTACGAGTTGTTCGCACTGCGCCCCGAACGCATGACGGTAGACGCAGGGCCCGACGGCTGGCCCGCAGCCTATAAATATCGTGTCGCGGACAAGCTCGTCACCCTGCCGGTAGAGGACGAGGCGCTTTATCCGAATATCGTCCATATCCGCACGTTCCATCCGTCCGACGATCACTATGGCGCGGGCTGCCTGTCGGCCGCCGACCAGTCGATCGCGATCCATAACGCCGCTTCGCAATGGAACAGGCAATTGCTGGAAAACGCGGCACGTCCATCGGGCGCGCTTGTCTATGACGCGGGTGATGGCGCGACATTGTCGCCCGACCAGTTCGACCGCCTGAAAGCGGAACTGGCAGCGGCATTTCAGGGCGCGAATAATGCAGGCCGTCCGATGCTGCTCGAAGGCGGGCTGAAGTGGGAGAAGCTCTCGCTCACTCCTGCCGACATGGATTTTGCAACGCTCAAGTCATCGGCTGCGCGAGATATTGCACTGGCCTTCGGCGTGCCGCCGATGCTGCTGGGCCTTCCCGGCGACAATACCTATTCCAACTATCGCGAAGCCAATCGGGCGCTATGGCGCCTGACGCTGCTGCCTTTGGCCACCAAGATACTCGACGCGCTGCGCGAGGGATTGGCGCCATGGTATCCCGAAGCCGAGTTGCAGGTCGACCTGGACCGCGTGCCCGCGCTGGCCGAGGACCGCGAGAAATTGTGGTCGCAGCTGGCCGAAGCGGATTTCCTGACCGACGACGAAAAGCGCAAAATGCTGGGATTTCCGCCACGCGGCAGTGCTGCGGGAGAGGGAGCATGAGCCGCGAGGAATTGCTGGCGCGCCTGATCATGCAGGCCGAAGATCAGGGCGGCGATGTCATCACCCTGCGCGCAGTGGTCGAGGAAGCGAGCGAACTGGGCGCGAGCCGCGTGCTCGCCCGCATGGGGCTGGAGGACGAAACCGCCCATGACGACCTTGCCGAACTGCGGCAGCTTTTGGGCGCATGGCGCGATGCCAAGCATAGCGCCTGGCGCGCCTTGCTGGACTGGGCCGTTCGCGCGCTGCTCGCCCTGCTCTTGTGCGGCATCGCATTTCGCCTTGGCCTTGGAGATCTGATGAAATGATCGATCCGATCGAGAGGCCGCAAGGCGATGATGCTGCTGTCCGCTTCGCCGGCTATGCCGCCCTGTTCGACAAAATAGACGGCGGCGGAGACGTGCTGCGCCGCGGTGCTTTTGCCCGCACGCTGGCACGGCACAAGACACAGGGCACGCGCATTCCGCTGCTGTGGCAGCACCGTCCGGATGTGCGCATCGGCTGGATCGAATGCGCCGAAGAGGACGACCGTGGCCTGCGCGTCATTGCCGTGCTGGACGACCCGAAGGGCAAGCCTGCCCGCATGCTGGGCGACAGAAAGCTGAGCGGGATATCCTTTGGCTATCGCGCCACCGGCGCGAAGACCGCCAGCAATGGCGGACGCACGATCCGCGAACTGGCGGAGGTCGAACTGTTCGAGGTCAGCCTCGTCACCCGGCCGATGCAGCATGGCGCGCGCGTGCACCTCGTGCGCTGAGCCCGTCTCTTACAAGAATTCGCTCCCCGAACGACGGGATCACGAGCGAGTGCGCTGCCCATGGGCGGCGTCTCTGTCGGCCGCCTGGATGGGGCGGCCTTTTTCATATGCGAAAGGTGAAATGCCCCATGAAAATGGAAACCAAGATGGACACTCTGGACGCGTCCTTCGACATCGTCGCACGGCAGGATGCTGCTGATACGGCCATCGAGGGATTGCGCAAGGACGTGGACGAGGTGAAGGCCCGTCTCGACAAGGTGGGCCGTGCCGCTGCCCGTCCGATCATTACCGGTACCGGCACGGACGGTGAAGCCGCCCCGACGCCCGAAATGAAGGGCTTTGTCGATGGCTATCTGCGCGGCGGCCGCACGACCGAGCTGAAGAGCATTTCGGGGGCGGCGCCCGGCGAAGGCGGCTATGCCGTCCCGCGCCAGATCGACGCGATGATCGCCCGCACGCTTAAGGAAACGAGCCCGATCCGCCAGATCGCGCAGGTCGTGCAGACGGGAAGTGCCGGTTACCGCAAGCTGATCACCGCTGGCGGCACCGCATCGGGCTGGGTCAGCGAGATCGCCTCGCGTCCCGAAACCGCCTCGCCCTCGTTCCATGAAATCGCCCCGCCGACCGGCGAGCTGTTCGCAAATCCGGCCGCCAGCCAGTCGATGCTGGACGATGCTGGCTTCGACCTTGAAAGCTGGCTGGCCGACGAAATCGCAGCCGAATTCGCCCGCGCCGAAGGAGCCGCCTTCGTCAACGGTTCGGGCGTCGACCAGCCGCAGGGTTTTCTGAATGTCCCCGTTTCGTCGCTGGCCGACGGCGTGCGCGCGTTCGGCACCATGCAATATGTCGGTTCTGGCGACGCCGACGGCTTTGACGCCTCGCCCGATGCCAAGCTGATCGATCTGGTCCATACGCTCAAGGCCTCGCATCGCCAGGGTGCTTCGTGGGTCATGAACTCGGCCACGATGGCTGCGGTTCGCAAGCTGAAGACCACCGACGGCGCATTTCTGTGGCAGCCCGGCATGGTCGAGCGTCAGCCCGACCGGCTGCTCGGCTATCCGATCATCGAAGCCGAGGACATGCCCGATATCGCAGCGGGCGAAACCCCGATCGCCTTCGGCAATTTCCGCGCCGGTTACCTGATCGCGGAACGCTCGGCCACGTCGATCCTGCGCGATCCGTTCTCGAACAAGCCCTTCGTCCATTTTTACGCCACCAAGCGCATCGGCGGTCAGGTGCTCGATTCCGAGGCGATCAAGCTGCTTCGCATCGAGGCGTAAGGCCAGGTCCGAACACCGGATGGCACCGGGCCCGTCGCCCCCCTCTTTTGATGGACCATGGTGCCATCCGCCTGCGCCCGCGCCGCTCCCCCTTCGGCGCGGGCGCAATTCGCCGAATATTGATCCGAAAGGCTGCGAAACCCCATGAAGCGCGTCGTCATCGCGCCCACCCCCTTACCCGCATCGGCGCTTGCCGAACTGAAGGAGTGGCTGGGCATCAATTCCACGCGCGAGGACGCGCTGCTGACCATTTTGCTGGGCAGCGCCCTTGAGCTTTGCGAGAGTTACACAGGCACACGCCCGATCGAGGCATTGTGCGAGGAAATCTGGCCGGTCCGCCCGCATTTCGGGGAAACCGGCTGGCAGCAGTTATCCACCCGGCCTGTCGGATCGATCAGCTCGATAGAAGCCGTTACGGCGAACGGCGAACGCATTTTCCTGCCAACCGATGCCTATGCCGTCGACCTTGGCGCGGATGGCGAGGGCCGGTTTCGCGTGATCGACGGCGGAGGCGCCACGCGCGTGGCGGTGCGCTTTACGGCGGGTCTGGCGAGCCGGTGGGATAGCCTGCCCGCAGCCTTGCGACAGGGCGTTATCCGAATGGCCGCCCACCATCATCGAAGCCGCGATGAGGGTTCTGCCGCAACGGCACCGCCCGCTGCCGTCGCGGCCCTATGGCATGCATGGCGCCGGATGCGGCTTTCGTGAGCAAAGGCGACAGTGACGCCGCATTCGGCGGGTTGATCGCGCGGCTGACCGAACGGGTGAGCCAACGCATCGCCGCCCGTTACGCCAGTCGGCATCCCGATATGCTTCACAGGCTGACCGAGACTCGCTGGCGCAGCGCCGAAGCACTGTGGCCCGATTTCGCACCCCGGATCCGCCGGTCGGGCGCATCTGGCGCGTCCGGTATCCGCAGCAAGGAATAGTTAAATGGAAATCACCCTGCGCGCCGCGCTGATCCAGCATCTGGCCAGCGATCCGCTGATCGCCGACCAGCTATGCGCGATGACCGAGGAGGCACCGGTGCGATCCAGCCTGCCATGGCTGGCCATCGTCGCCAGCGCCAGCGCGGACTGGAGCCACAAGACCGGTGATGGTCGCGAAATCCGCATCGCGCTGGAGCTTCAGGCACGCGGCGACGATCCGGCCACTGCAAGCGAACTTGTGAAAAGGATCGAACAGCGCGTGCAGGCCATGCCGGCCAACCAGAGCGGTTTCCGGATTGCCGCGATCCATTTCCTCCGCGCCCGCACCGAACAGCGTGGCGGCACAACCCGCGCCGTTCTGCTGGAATATCGTTTCCGCCTGTTGGCGGCCTGAACCCTTCGTTTCCGAACATTGGAGAAATTATCATGAGCGCCCAGAAAGGCAGCGCATTCCTGCTGAAAATCGGGAATGGCGGCACCCCCGTCAGCTATGAAACAGTGGCAGGCCTGCGCACCACGCAAATGTCGATCACCGGCGACGCGGTCGTCGTCACCAGCAAGGATTCGGGTGGCTGGCGTGAATTGCTGTCTGGCGCGGGCGTTCGACAAGTATCGGTCAGCGCAGCAGGCATTTTCCTTGGCAGCGCTGCCGAAACCGCAATTCGTGGCCATGTACTGGCAGGCACGATCGACGATTACGAACTGAGCTTCGAGGATGGCGAGAGGCTTCGGGGCCGGTTCCTTGTCCAGCGCCTCGACTATGCGGGCGACTTCAATAGTGAGCGTAATTACACGCTTTCGCTGGAAAGTTCCGGCCCCGTTACGCCGGTGACGGCATGAGCGGCGCAACCGACGACATCGCCAATACGGCGCGGGGCGAAGCGGTCATCACGGTCAAATGGCGCAAGCGCCGCCTGCGTCCCAGCTTTGCGGCCCTCGTCGCCGCAGAGGATGAGATCGGCCCGCTGTTCGCGCTGGTCGAACGTGCCAGCAAGGGCCAGCTGCGCCTGACCGAAATGACGGCACTGTTCTGGCACTGCCTGGCAGACCGGGCGGATATCACCCGCGAGGATGTGGGCGAAGCGATCGCATCGCAAGGGCTGACCGCCAGCACACCCGCGCTGCGCGTCGTGCTGCAGCAGGTGCTGCAAGGCCGGGAATGACCGGCGCATCGGGCAATCCCCGCTTTGCCGAAAGCGCGACGCGGATTTTCGGCCAATGCGCGCTCTTGCTGGGGTGGCGACCTGATGAATTCTGGTCCGCTACCCCGGCAGAGGTCGCCGCCATCCAAAATGCGCTTCGCGGACCGCAGCACTCCGCCTGCGTCAGCCGTGCCGAAATCGACCGGCTGATAGCAGCCGAATAAAGGCCAGTGAGGACAAAATGGATAGTGAGATCGAAACGCTGATGGTCGAGGTGCGCGCCAGCACCGAAGGCTTTGCCAACGACATGGACGTCATGCGTCGCCAATTCGACGGCACGCTGGTCGACGGATTTTCCAAAGCGGGCGATGTGCTGGAACGCAGCCTGCTAGGTGCCGTACGCAGCGGCAGTCTGGGTTTTGAAGATCTGAAGCGGACCGCGCTCAGCGCTCTCGACCAGATTGCCGCCAGCGCATTGAACAGTGGCATGTCGCAAATGGGCGGGCTGCTGGGCGGTGCAGGCAGTTTGCTGGGATCGGTACTGGGCCTTCCGGGACGCGCGACGGGCGGGAATGTTGCTCCCGGCTCGGCGTATCTGGTCGGCGAACGTGGACCCGAACTTTTCATTCCGACCAGTGCCGGGCGCATCGATAACGGATCGGGACAAAGCGGCAGGGATGTGCGCGTTTCGATCAACCTCAACGCACCGGCAGGCAGCAATTCGCCCGAGACATTGCGCCGGTCAAGCCGCCAGCTTGCCAGCGCGGTGCGCCGTGCCCTGGCTGCCGACTGACCCGAACTGTAAGGGGAAAAGCCCATGGCCTATTGGCTCGCCCGCGCCCGCAAGGGGCAGCAGCACGACTATATCCAGCGCTTCGATCCGCGTTTCTGGACCGTCAATTTCCCGCGGCCGATGATGGCGGCGGTCGTCACCACCGGCGCGGACTCGCTGCGCGCCGACTGCGTGTTTTATCGTCGCAACGATCTGGCGGGGCTGATCTGGTCCAGCGAAGACATGCTGGATCACCCGCTGACCGCCTATGAGACGCGGCGCGACTATCGCAATTCCACGCTCTCCTTCCGATGGCGTTCCGGCGGTGTCATCGCTCTCGACGAATTGAACGGCCCGACCCTGACGATCGAGGGGCGCGACGAGAACGGCAACACCCGAAGCTGGTACGTACGTCTGTGGAATTACGCCGAAGGCAGCCCGACCGATGCAACGGTTTCGCTGAACTTCTCCGTGCTGGACGGCGGCTTTCTGTTGCCGTCCGAAGCCGATCCGGTGTTCGCGGGCGATATCGACCGCATGTTCATCTCGCTTGCCCCGCCGGGATATGACGCGGCGGGAGGCGATCTTGCCGCACCGATCGAAGGGTGGGCAGAAATGAGCGCGATCAGCTGTGATGGTGCCCGATCGGTTCTGGAAATCGGCGATGTGATGGTGCCGCCACATGGAATATCGATGTGCACTGCATTCGACGATTGCGGCACGCAAACACCTGCCCGCTTGCTGCGCAACATCAGGGCGCTCGGCTATCGCGGCGAAATCGTTCACTATCTGGGTATGAGCCATTTTTTCCGGCTCACCGGCAACGGGCCGGGCACATTCGTCGTCGATCCGGATTCACAGCCGTTCAATGCCGCGGCCGAAAGCTGGCATCGCAGCCTGTTCGAACAGTGCGAGAAATTCGGTTTCGAGCCGATTGCATCGCTGTCCTATGAACTGCTGGCCATGCACTGCCCTGACGATTGGACGCAGCGCGATGCAGACGGTAATCCGGCGCTGACCGGATGGAATCCGCCGTCGAACCTGCTTTCGCCGGCCAATGTCGATGCGATGGCCTATCTGAAGAAGGTGGCCGGGGCGGCAGTCCGGATGCAACTGGACGCAGGTTTGTCCGCGCGCTTTCAAGTCGGAGAGCCGTGGTGGTGGATCTTCGGTGACGGACGCATCTGCCTCTATGACGATGCTGCCCGTGCTACGCTGGGGATGGATGCGGAACCAATTCGCAATCTGTCCAGTCCGCTGAGTGATGGACAACGAAACCTGCTCGATGCCGCGGGCGCCTTGCTGGCGCAATCGACCGCCGATCTAACCCAGGCCATTCGCGATGTTGCGGGCGGCACCGCAGACGTCCGGCTGCTCGCTTTTGCGCCAACCATCCTCGATCCGCGTTGGCCGGAAGCGCATCGCGCCAATCTGCCGTCGGGCTGGGCCTGGCCTGCCTTCGACCGGCTTCAGGTCGAGGATTATGACTGGCTGACTGCCAACAGGCGCAATCTACGTGAACAGGCCTATGCCGCAATCGATGCCAAGCTTGGTTATCCGGTTGCAGCGCAGGATTATCTGTCGGGTTTTGTGCTGCTGGCGGAAGATGCCTCTGCGCACTGGCCTTTTATCGACCGGGGCCTGAACGACGCCGCAGATCGCGGTGTAACGCGGCGTTTCGTCTGGGCAAGTCCGCAAGTCTTTCGCGACGGATATGTCCGCCTTCCCCAATATGTCGGAGACACCGATATGCAGCCGTTCGACGATATTCGCTATCCGCTGGCTCTGGGCCGCGGCACGGCGGTCATGCCCGAATTTTCCACCAGCATCGTCATCACCGCGTCTGGTCATGAGCGCCGCAATTCGGTCTGGTCCGATGCGCGGCTGCGTTTCGATGTCGGGCCGGGAATCCGGTCGGAGGAAGAACTTGGAACGCTTCTTTCGTTTTTCCGTGCAAGGCGCGGCGCGGCACGCGGGTTCCGCCTGCGCGATCCCAATGATTACAGCTCGAACACGATGACGGGCGAGCCGTCCGCGTTTGACCAGCTGATCGGGATCGGTGACGGTATCGAAACAGGATTTCCGCTTGTGAAACATTACGGCGACGGATCGGAAGCCCAAAAGCGGCGCATTACGCGACCGGACCGGACCAGCCTGCGGGTGAGTATCGACGGGGTCGAAACCGCAGACTTCATCGTAGAGGATTTCGGTATCGTTCGATTTACCGAAGCACCGGTCGATGGAGCCGATGTGAGGGCGGGTTTCACGTTTGACGTTCCCGTCCGCTTTGCCGAGGATCAACTTGAAATTTCCAGCTCGGTATTCGCAGCAGGTGAGGCTCCCAGCGTGCCACTCGTGGAATTGAGGGAGGCCGTATGAGTCGCATCTGGTTTGCGCAGCAGCTGGAGACCGTTGCCAGCTTTTGGCGGGTGTACCGCCGCGATGGAGTTACGTTCGGCTTTACCAGTCATGATCGCGACCTGGTATTCGATGATATTCGCCATCGCACTGCACCGGGCATGGTGCCCTCGGCCATTCGCATGACCGCAGATTTTGCGGATGATAGCGCGGAGGTTACCGGCGCGCTCGACCACGAGGCCATTCGCGAAGATGATCTCGACGCGGGACGTTTTGACGGGGCCGGGATCGAACTGGGGCTGGTCGATTGGGAAACACAAGAAAACCGCCTGCTTTATACGGGCAGGATCGGCCATGTGGGACGGGATGCATCGCGTTTCACGGCCGCGTTGAAGTCGGTCAAGGCGGAACTGTTGCTTGATCCGATCCCCCGCACTAGCCCGAGTTGCCGCGCACAATTTTGCGGCCCCGGTTGCGGGCTTTCGGCTGCCCGCTTCACGCATGAAGCACGGATTGCCACGGTGGATTTCAGCGACAACGCGGTCGAACTCGCCGACGGGCCGGACGCCATGAAGCTGCTTGATGGGCAGATCAAATGGGTCGACGGCGAACGGGCTGGCCTGCCGTTTGCGGTGGCTGCGATTGACGGGAATCGACTGATCCTCGAACGGGCATTGCCTCACGATGCGGCCGTGGGACAGGCGTTGATCGTGCGCGAAGGCTGCGATCTCAGGCTGGACACTTGCAGCATGCGATTTGGCAATGCGGTAAACTTCCGTGGCGAGCCGTTCCTGCCCGGGAACGACATGCTTTCCCGCTATCCACTCTCGCAATGAGCGATCGCGGCATGGCCATATTGGCTGTGGCAAAATCGCTGCTCGGGTCACGGTTTCGACTTCACGGTCGCGACCCTGCGACGGGTCTGGATTGTGTGGGCCTCGCTGCAAACGCTCTGCAAACTGGCGAGAACGATGCCGTTTTTCCCTGTGGCTACACACTTCGCCAGAAAAACTGGCGCAGTATGCTGTCGCTCGCTGCGCCGTTGGGTTTGCGACTTTGCGACGGCGAGCACGCCCAGGCAGGAGACCTGCTTCTCTTCTCCGTCGGTCCGGCGGCAGTGCATCTCGGCATCAGCGACGGCAGGGGCGCCATTGTCCATGCGCATGCCGGCCTGCGCAAAGTCGTACACGGCATGCCTGATCCCGAGTGGCGATTGCTTAGACACTGGCGGATGCGATCCGCCGAACCTGACAATTCATAGGGGATGCAATCATGGCAACTCTGGTACTGACCGCTGTTGGCACGGCTGTCGCGGGCCCGCTGGGCGGAGCTTTGGGCGCTCTTGCCGGACGATCGCTCGACAGCGCCATTTTTGGCGGCAAGAAAATAGAGGGCGCACGCCTCAGCGACTTGGCCGTCACCACGTCCAGCTATGGCGCCGTTCTGCCCCGCCACTATGGCTCGGTTCGTACCGCAGGCACGGTCATCTGGGCGACCGAGCTTCAGGAAACGAAAGAGACGTCGGGCGGCTCGAAAGGCAAGCCCAAGGTGACGAGCTATAGCTACTCCGCATCTCTAGCGGTCGCACTGGGAAGCAATCAGATCGAACGGGTCGGCAGGATCTGGGCCGACGGCAATCTGCTGAGGGGCGAGGCAGGCGACCTGAAGGTCGAGGGAGCGCTGCGCGTCTATCGAGGCGATGAAGATCAGTCTACCGACCCGCTCATATCGGCCGATGTCGGTCTTGATTTTTGTCCGGCATTTCGCGGTCTGGCCTATGTGGTCTTCGAAGATCTAGCGCTCGCCGACTTCGGCAATCGCATTCCGGCATTGACGTTCGAGGTGATCGGCTCGGACGGATCAATCAATCTTGTGGCAATGCTCGACGACGAGATTGCGCGGAACGCCGATATCCCGCTCGACGGAATGCTGGGCTTTACCCACAGCGGCGGCAGCTTTGCCGATATGTTGCAATCCATTTCTGCAGCATGGCCCATAGCTTGCGACGGGTCGAACGGCTCGCTCTCGATCCGCGATACCGCTGTCCATGGTAGTGGCGATGTGCCGCAACTTCCACTGCCGGTCGTCGGCGATCGCGATGAATTCGGGTCCATGACCGGTTTTACGAGCGAGAGATCACAGGATCACGGCGTGCGACAGCTTGAACTGCGTTATTACGACGTGAATCGTGACTATCAGGCAGGTTTGCAACGCAGCCGCGCAAAGTCGGGCAATGGTGAAATTGGGGCCATCGATCTTCCCGTTACCATGTCACCCGACGATGCGCGGACGAAGGCTGACTCCGCGGCCATGCGAATGGATGCCAATCGCGAGGCGATCCAGTATCGTATCGCTGAACTGGATGACCGGTTTTATCCCGGCGCGACCGTTGCAGTGCCGGGACATACGGGGCTTTGGCGCATAGCGGGATGGGAATGGCGTCACACGGGCGTAGAACTCGATCTTTCGTCCGTACCGCCCGCGCTTGCGGTCGGCATCATGCCCGAAGGCACCAGCGGTAAGCCGCAGCCAGCGGCAGATCTTGCTGATGGACCCACGGTTCTGGCCGCTTTCGGCTTACCATGGGATGGAACCGGCGATCGCGATTCGGCCAGAATCTTCGCCGCCGCATCATCCCCCGCCGAAGGTTGGCGAGGGGCCGCATTGTATGCCGATTACGGGGACGGCAACCTCTCGGCACTCGCCACTACCGGAAGGACACCCGCCATCATGGGCACAGCGTCCTCCTTGCTCCTGACGGGCTCTCCGACGGTTCTCGACCGCCAGAATTCGGTCGTCGTTCAACTGACGTCTCCGAAGATAGCGCTGTCGAGCACCGATCTGGCCGGACTGGCGCGCGGCGCGAACAGGGCAAAGCTGGGAGACGAGATCATCCAGTTTGCGCGCGCCAAGGCCTTGGGAGATGGCAGATGGCACCTGTCGCAACTCGTTCGCGGGCGGGGCGGCACTGAGCAAACAATCGGGGGTCACAAAGTCGGCGAAGATTTTATCTTGCTGGACGAGCGTGTTATCCCCCTTGAGGCGTCGCTCGTCGGCCCGCCCGAAGTGCAGTCAATCGTCGCATTAGGCAATGCGGATACAGAACCTGTCGTATCCGCTGTGAGCGATCTGAAAATGTCGTTGCGGCCATACAGTCCGGTCCATGGCCGAATAACCAGAGCAAACGGATCCTATTTCGAACTAACATGGACAAGGCGAAGCCGGGGCCGGTTTGCCTGGTCCGATGCCGTCGAACTGCCACACAGCGAACAGATTGAGGCCTATGAAGTTCGATATCTGGATGCAGATACGGTCATAGCCGTGTGGCGAACGAGCGAGCCGTCGCTTAGCCTGGACAGCAATTGGGCGGATTTGCCCGTTATGCCCGGCCATTTCGAAGTGCGGCAAATTGGCGATCACGCCCTGTCATACCCGCTATTCATTTATCCCAGCGCGACCAATTGAAGAACCGGAGAATTATCCGATGTCATACTCCATTGAATTTCCCGATGTGACTGCCCGCTTCGGCCTTCCCCTTCTCCACGTGGCGCAGGCGCAAAAGGAATTGTTCCTCAACGAAGCACTCTCTCGTGCAGATATGCTGTTACAGCCTGTCGTCGAGGGAGAAGCAGGCTACCCTCCAGCCGAACCTGCAGCGGGTGCAACTTATATCGTCGCAGCGCCGGCGAGCGGTCCATTCGAAGGTCGCGAAAATTCGCTGGCGTCCTGGCAACAGGAACAATGGATTTTTGCAACACCGGTTGAAGGGATGCGCGTATTCGACCGGAATGCATCGGTCGATCGACGGTATGACAACGGTTGGTCAGTGGCATCGCCGATCGCATCGCCGAACGGAGGGGACACGATCGACACGGAAGCACGTGCGGCCATTAACGCAATAATCGAATGCCTCCGCCAGTCGGGCAATCTGCCGCCAGCCTGATCTATGCGCAAGCCATTGTCTTTTTTTATGTAACTTAACGGGAACCTTTTTGCTCCACAGCGATTGCCGCCATAACGTGAGGGTA